CAACATGGTGTAGCAGCCAGCCAGTTATTTCTCTGGCGTAAGCAATACCAGGAAGGAAGTCTTACTGCTGTCGCCGCCGGAGAACAGGTTGTTCCTGCCTCTGAACTTGCTGCCGCCATGAAGCAGATTAAAGAACTCCAGCGCCTGCTCGGCAAGAAAACGATGGAAAATGAACTCCTCAAAGAAGCCGTTGAATATGGACGGGCAAAAAAGTGGATAGCGCACGCGCCCTTATTGCCCGGGGATGGGGAGTAAGCTTAGTCAGCCGTTGTCTCCGGGTGTCGCGTGCGCAGTTGCACGTCATTCTCAGACGAACCGATGACTGGATGGATGGCCGCCGCAGTCGTCACACTGATGATACGGATGTGCTTCTCCGTATACACCATGTTATCGGAGAGCTGCCCACGTATGGTTATCGTCGGGTATGGGCGCTGCTTCGCAGACAGGCAGAACTTGATGGTATGCCTGCGATCAATGCCAAACGTGTTTACCGGATCATGCGCCAGAATGCGCTGTTGCTTGAGCGAAAACCTGCTGTACCGCCATCGAAACGGGCACATACAGGCAGAGTGGCCGTGAAAGAAAGCAATCAGCGATGGTGCTCTGACGGGTTCGAGTTCTGCTGTGATAACGGAGAGAGACTGCGTGTCACGTTCGCGCTGGACTGCTGTGATCGTGAGGCACTGCACTGGGCGGTGACTACCGGCGGCTTCAACAGTGAAACAGTACAGGACGTCATGCTGGGAGCGGTGGAACGCCGCTTCGGCAACGATCTTCCGTCGTCTCCAGTGGAGTGGCTGACGGATAATGGTTCATGCTACCGGGCTAATGAAACACGCCAGTTCGCCCGGATGTTGGGACTTGAACCGAAGAACACGGCGGTGCGGAGTCCGGAGAGTAACGGAATAGCAGAGAGCTTCGTGAAAACGATAAAGCGTGACTACATCAGTATCATGCCCAAACCAGACGGGTTAACGGCAGCAAAGAACCTTGCAGAGGCGTTCGAGCATTATAACGAATGGCATCCGCATAGTGCACTGGGTTATCGCTCGCCACGGGAATATCTACGGCAGCAAGCCAGTAATGGGTTAAGTGATAACAGGTGTCTGGAAATATAGGGGCAAATCCAGCGTTCATCAGCCCCCGCATTGCCGACAGGATCACAGACGGGGGGCGCAACTGGTTGTCGTTCAACTGGCCCAGCTACCGTTCTTGTATCAGAGGTGTGGCTGCATGACAACACCAGTCTGGCGTAATGATGACCTGGAAGGCGCTGTCATTGGCGCATTCTTTCTGCGTGGGGCAGATCATGAAGTGATGGATATTCTGATCACACTACCGGCGGACATTTTTTCTGTACGAGCGTATCGGGATATCTACACAGGCATCTGCAGACAGGCCCGTGTTTCAGGAGTGATTGACCCCGTGCTGTTGTGTAATGAGATGCCGGAACTTGCCCCGGTGATTACTGATACCGGGCGTAAAACCTGGGTGAAGTCTTCACTGGAGCACTATGTTGCAGCGTTGCGGCGCAATGCCGCACTGCGCGATGCAGAAAAAACACTGAATGAGGCGCTGCAGAAATTACGTGATGCGCATACCTGTGAAGCAGCTGAAGATGCCCTGAAGGATGCGCAGAACATGATGGTCACACTGTCGACAGGAAAGGGCGTCATTCAGCCGGTACATATTGATGATGTGCTTCCGGAAGTGGTTGAGCGTGTTGAATGCCGGAATCAGGGGCTGGAGAAATCCAGGACGTTGATGACCGGTATTGATGAACTGGACGCAAAAACAGGCGGTATGGAGCCCGGAGACCTGGTATTCATTGCCGCCCGTCCTTCGATGGGGAAAACCGAACTTGCGCTGGACATCATCGACAAGGTGACTGAGCAGGGGCATGGTGTGCTTCTGTTCACCATGGAGATGGCGAACATCCAGATTGGTGAACGTATGGTGTCTGCGGCTGGAGGGATGCCAGTATCACGCCTGAAATCTGTGGCTCACTTTGAAGATGAAGACTGGGCGCGTTTCTCACAAGGGGTGGGGCGGATGACCGGGCGCAATATCTGGATGGTGGACCAGGCGAACCTGACCATTGATGAGATATGCGCAACAACGAAACACCATCTGATTAAACATCCGGAAACGGCGCTGGTGGTGGTTGATTATCTCGGGCTGATAAAAACCCGAACCACGGGGCGTCATGACCTTGCCGTGGGTGAAATCTCAAAGGGGCTTAAAGGCCTGGCAAAATCCGGTGGTTTTCCGTTGATTGCGCTGAGCCAGCTCTCCCGCGGTGTGGAGTCCAGACCCAATAAACGTCCCATGAACTCAGACCTGAAAAATTCCGGAGAAATAGAGGCGGATGCAGACATCATTCTGATGCTTTACAGGGATGAAGTGTACAACCCGGATACACAGGCTACAGGCATAGCAGAAATTAATATCACGAAACAACGTAACGGTTCTCTGGGGACGATTTACCGGCGTTTTTATAACGGACATTTTCTGCCTGTGGACCAGGAAAGCGCACAGGTTCTTTCCACCCCAATGCGGCAGCCCCAGCCGCGCAGATACAGCAATACACGTACCGACAGCAGTAAGATGGAGCGTTTCTTTTGAACAACCAGACAATGACTTTTACCTCTGAACAATTGCGTAAACACGCGCAGGAAATGTTGCGACAGGCGGAACAACTGGAAAAAACAGGTGTAACAAAAGATGCCATTCGTCGGGATATGGTGCCAGCGCTCAGGGAACTGATGCAGGCGAAACATCGCGCACAAAAAGCGGTGGATGAGCTCGTTGATTGTGTGGCAGAGCTGGAAACCAAAGTTGGAAAGTTTGAAAAAATGGTGCAGGAGGTGCTGCGCTGATGCGCCATGAGTTTATTTTACCTTATCCGCCGACGGTGAATACTTACTGGCGACGTCGTGGCAGCACATATTTTGTATCAAAAGTTGGTGAGCGTTATCGCCGTGATGTGACGCTAATTGTTCGCCAGCAGCGGCTGAAATTAAACCTGTCCGGAAGGCTGGCGATAAAGATTATTGCAGAGCCACCGGATAAGCGCCGTCGTGACCTGGACAATATCCTGAAAGCACCACTGGATGCGCTGACGCATGCCGGACTACTCATAGACGACGAGCAGTTTGATGAAATCAATATTGTGCGCGGTCAGCTCGTTCCTGGTGGGCGACTGGGCGTGAAGATTTATGAAATCACAGGTGATAACGATGGCGCGTGATATTCAGCAGGTTATGGAACGGTGGGGGGCTTGGGCTGCAAACACTCATGAAGATGTATCCTGGGCGTCGATCGCTGCTGGTTTTAAAGGGTTAATTCCGTCGAAAGTGAAATCACGCCCTCAGTGTTCTGATGATGATGCAATGATAATTTGTGGCTGTATGGCCCGGTTGAACAAGAAAAATCAGGATTTGCACGATTTGCTGGTGGATTATTACGTAGGTGGAATGACTTTTATGAGTCTGGCACGGAAACATGGGTGTTCGGATACCTGTATTGGCAAGCGCCTGCAGAAAGCGGAAGGGGTTATTGATGGCATGTTGATGATGCTTGATATCCGGCTGGAGATGGACAGATACGTAGAACGAATTATGTAGGTGCTTGACCAGACACATTGTCCGGGGCTATATTCCTCACGCGCCAGCAAAATCTGGCGTCGGGATTGGAACCCCGGATAGAGACCGCGACAGACACACGCCGCGAGCGTGTTTTTTATTGTCGTATGCACGCGCACATCTGAATTATGGTGGGGCGCATGGGGGAGCTGAAAAGCTCGCCGGTCGGTTTCCCGGTAGTTCCAACCCTGTGCGTCTCACCACCCGATGATTGGAACCTGACGGTGTTGACAGTTTCAGGTTTGCAGTTTACATTTCCCCGCGGTGCTCAAAACACCTCGAAAGCGGTATCCACACCCGATAGCCATGTGGTTTTTTTGTGTCCAGAATTCTTGGTTTATGACCGGGTGTGCGGCTAATACAATACCAGCAATGGAAATACGCCCGCCGACTTTCGACGGTTTTGAGCGCCCGGTCACCCTCTCAAAAGGGGTAAATCAAAATATTCGAAAGGACATGTCTATGAATCGCACGTCTATTGAAAAACTCCCGTCACTTACGCATAACCATCTTCCTGTCATGACAACAGAGCTGCTGGCTGATTTGTACGGAACAGAGCGCCAGCGTTTGACAAACAATTTCAATCGAAACAAAGAACGGTTTATAGAAGGTAAACATTTTTTCCTGATAGAAGGTGATGCGTTACGAGAGTTGAAGAACGAAAACTCTTTAAGAGTTTCTGTGAAAATTGCCCGTAACGTTCGCTCCCTCATCCTCTGGACAGAACGTGGCGCAGCCCGTCACGCCAAAATGCTCGAAACCGATCAGGCGTGGGAAGTGTTCGAAAAACTGGAAGACTGTTATTTCAACCAGAAACAGCCACCAGCGGCACAAAACACATCTATCGAAAATGATGGATGCGCATTACTGAGCCACTTCGATAAACACGGTCAGGTTGAGTTCACGGAAAAGGTACCCGCCGATGCGATGGTATGTACTCTGGAACGGTTTAAATTTTATCTGGAGCAACACGGGTGGATCGTTGCCCGTAAAGAGCAACTGGTGGAGCGGTTGATGCGGTTTTAAAAATTTTTTCCGAAAACTTTACGATCGTAAAAAGTTGAATATCCTGTTAAGAGTGGTTACTACGCCACACAGCTTAAACCCGCCGATGAGCGGGTTTTTTTATACCTGAAAAACGGCACAGGACGTTAAACGTGCTGGTGGTCAGATGAGTTTGCAGATGTGATGACATATGGTTATTATTCTGCCTCCGGCCCTTTAGCTCAGTTGGTCAGAGCGAGCGACTCATAATCGCCAGGTCGCTGGTTCAAGTCCAGCAAGGGCCACCAACCACCACTAGCTCATCCGGATAGAGCATCAACCTTCTAAGTTGACGGTGCGAGGTTCGAGTCCTCGGTGGTGGGCCAGCGCCGACTTAGCTCAGCAGGCAGAGCAACTGACTTGTAATCAGTAGGTCACCAGTTCGATTCCGGTAGTCGGCACCATATGCGGGCATCGTATAATGGCTATTACCTCAGCCTTCCAAGCTGATGATGCGGGTTCGATTCCCGCTGCCCGCTCCAAGATGTGCTGATATAGCTCAGTTGGTAGAGCGCACCCTTGGTAAGGGTGAGGTCGGCAGTTCGAATCTGCCTATCAGCACCACTTCTTTTCTCCTCCCTGTTTTTTCCTTCTGTTTATTGCATTCAACAAGTCGGGCATGTTGCCTGGTTGATGTGGTGATATCACCGATTTATCCGTGTCTTAGAGGGACAATCGATGTCTAAAGAAAAGTTTGAACGTACAAAACCGCACGTTAACGTCGGTACTATCGGCCACGTTGACCATGGTAAAACAACGCTGACCGCTGCAATCACTACCGTACTGGCTAAAACCTACGGCGGTGCTGCTCGCGCATTCGACCAGATCGATAACGCGCCGGAAGAAAAA